AGATAATCAAGTTAGTTCAAGTGTATTATCAACTTCTACAAATTGGGGTGCTAATCATAGACTAAGAGGTGTTGCTTATCTTGCTTTACGTTTTAAATGGAATCAAGATATTTTTGGACAAATACCTCAAGTCAAAGTTACGTTAAAAGGTAAAAAAGTATATGATCCAAGAACTACAACTACTGCTTATTCAAGCAATCCAGCTTTATGTTTATTAGATTATTTAAGAAGTGAACGATATGGTAAAGGACTACCCAATTCTGCTTTTGAAGCAAACTTTCAATCATTTCAAGATTCTGCTGACGAATGTGAAACACAAGTAACACCTTATTCAGGCGGTTCAGATATAAATGTTTTTGATACTAATGCAGTATTAGATTCTTCTCAAAAGATTATAGACAATGTTAAGAAGTTGCTTAATCCTATGAGAGCATTATTTACTTACACTCAAGGAACATACAAACTTAAAATTGAAAGCACAGGAACAGCAGTTAAAACAATTACATCAGATCATGTTGTTGGTGGTGCTAAAGTTTTAGGAGAACGTAAAAATAATAAATATAATCGTGTTATTGGAACATTTGTTAATCCTAGTAAAAATTGGCAACAAGATACCATATCATTTCCACCAGCAGATGATTCTAGTTTACCTTTAGCTGATCAACACGCAACCATGAAAGCATTAGACAATGATACTTTGCTTGAAGGTAATTTTGATTTTCCTAATGTAACAAGTCCTTATCAAGCAGAAGACTTATGTGAGATTATTTTAAAAAGATCAAGAAACCAATTACAAGTTCAATTAAGATTAACTTCTGAATTTTTAGATTTAGCAATAGGAGATATTGTTCAGATTTATTATCCAACAGGTGGTTTTAATAATAAACCATTTAGAGTTTTAGGAATGACGATCAATGAAGACTTAACTGTTGATGTGCAACTCTATGAACACCAAGATAATTTCTATACATGGACATCTAAAGCACAAGCACCTACAATCGCAGATACCAATTTACCTAATCCATTTAGTGTTCAACCACCAGCATCACTTACTTTAGATGATAGCTTAGTTGAGTATAATGACGGAACAGTTATCACAAGATTGACTGCTGTTATTGGTGCTTCAACAGATGCTTTTGTTGAACAATATAGAGTAGAAGCTAAACAAACTTTAGATAGAAATGGAAATGCAGTATCAGATAATTATAGACTAGTAGGACAAGGTGTTGCTTTAGATTATCAATTATTAAATGTTATAGATGGTGCAACTTATGAAGTCAGAGTAACAGCGATCAATTCTATCGGAACAAAATCTACTTATGTTACAGGAACTAGAACTATCATTGGTTCAACTGCAATTCCTGAAGATGTAACGAATTTTAACATCAACATAACTGGTTCAAATCAAATGCAGTTATCATGGAAATCTGTAACAGATTTAGATATTGAGTTTTATGAAATTCGCTATCAGAATGTAACTTCTAATGCTAACTGGTTTGACAGTACAAACTTAGTTCAAGTTAATAGAAGAAAATCTAATTCAGTAACAATTAACTCTATTGAACCACCTTTTGCTTTATTGATTAAAGCAGTTGATAAATTAGGAAACGAATCAGCAGAACCAGCTATTATTTATTCTAATGTTTCAAGACTAGAAAATTGGCAATCAATAGGTACAGTTAATGAAGAACCTACTTTTGTTGGAACATACAATAATACTTTTTTAGGTTCTGATGCAAATAGTAATCCAGCAGTTACTCTAGATACTATTTCTTTATTTGATAGTACTGCTGGAAATTTTGATGATCCTGATGCTCTAGGTTATAATTTTGACACAGGCGGAGTAGCTAATAATATATCTTCTTCAGGTAGCTATGATTTTTATAATACATTTAGTTTAGACGCAGTTTATGATGCTACGTTTCAAGTCTTACTAACTATGCAGTCAGATGATCCTTATGACTTATTTGATCTAGGTAGAGGTGCTTCATTATTTGATAATGCTAAAGCACCATTTGACGGAAATGCACCTACGAATTGTACTTCTACTATTAGTGTAGGAACAAGCAATACAAGTTTAGGAAGCATAACAACTTATAATCAAATATCTCAACAAGGTACATTTAGAGGTAGGTATTTTAAATTTAAAGCTAATTTATTTTCAAACAACAATCAGGCAAAACCTCTAATAACAGGACTGCAAGTTAGACTAGTGCTAGAGAAACGATCTGAACGAGGAGATGATATTGCTTCAGGTCTAGCAACAAAAACAATTACATTTACTAATAATTTCTATGCAACACCAAATATAACTGTTACTGGTCAAGACTTAGTAAGTGGTGATTATTTTTTAGTTACGAACAAATCTAAAACTGGCTTTGACATAGTATTTAAAGATTCAACCAATACCATTATTAATAAAACTTTTGATTATCAAGCAAATGGATATGGGTTGCAAACTTAACTAAAAAGGAGTAATAGAAGCATATGGCACAAGTATCAGATGTAGTTTTAGCAAATCAGGCGTTCGGAACTTTCCGAAGCGAATTAAATAATATTTTAGAAGCAGTAAATACAAATCATTTAGGTTCTTCAAGACCAGCTTCGGCTGTTGCTGGAACAATATGGATTGACAATTCTGTAACAAACACTTATGCAATCAAAGTATTTGACGGAACAGATGATTTAGAAATTTTTTCAATCAACACTTCAACAAATGCAATAACTTTACCAAGTGGAGTTTCAGTTACGGAAAGCGATCCTAACTCAATTCCATTTGCAGTAGCTTTAGGATCATAAGGAGAAACAATGGCAAATAATTTTAGTGATGCAACAGTAGCAATCGCAAACAACAGCTTAACTGACATCTATACAGCAACTAATAAATCTTTAGTAATCGCTGGAACAATTTCAAACACAACAACAACATCAATGCAAGTTACTTTGAAGAAATATGATAGTTCTGCAACAACTTCATATTCTATCTTTACAAATGTTCCTTTAACTGCTGGATCATCTTTAGAATTACCAAAAGTTATTTTACAAACTTCTGACAAAATTCAAGTTCAAACAGATGACGCATCAGGAAATTGTACTGTAGCTTTGCAATTATTAACTGACGTAGCATAGGAGATTTAATGGCTGGTTATATCGGCAATTACCCAACAGCAGTACCTTTAACTGGTGCTGACTTAACAGATGGTATTATTACTTCTGCAAAGATAGCTGACGGTACTATTGTAGGAGATGATATTAATTCAACATTTGATTTAACTGGTAAAACTGTAACTGGTGCTGGTGGAATTACAATGGCAGATATGTGGAGAGTTACAGGTGGTTTTAACACATCAGGTGGGGATATAACAACTAATTGGGAAAGAGCAGATGCAGTTCAATATGGAACAATTGGAACAGGGTTAACAGAATCATCAGGTATTTTTTCTTTTCCTCAAACTGGAATATATTATATTCATTTTGTAACTTATTTTGATGGTAGTACTGGAAATCCAAATTATGCTGGAGTAAATTTGCAATTATCATATGACAACGGAAGTAACTGGGGAACAGCAACTCAAATGTACACCTCTTCATTAAATTCAAGTGCCCATGGAAATATAAGTCTTAATTATATTGCTGATATTACTAATACTTCAAATGATAAATTAAAGTTTGGTACTGATGTTGAATCAACATATACAGTTGCTTTTGGTGGAAATACAACTCAACAAAGAACTGGATTTGTTATTTTTAGATTAGGAGATACATAAAATATGACAGAACAAGAATGGCTAGATAAAGCATTAACACATTTACATATAGGACAATGGTTTGGTTGGAGAAAAGAAGATGGTAATGGAAACATTATTCCTAACGATCAAAGAATGTCTTATGAAAATATTATTGTGCATGACAGTTCAATTACAAAACCAACTAAAGCAGAAGTAGAAGCAAAGATACAAGAATTAAAAAATGCTGAAATTGCTAGAGAACAAGCTAAACAATCAGCAATTAATAAATTAAAAGCATTAGGTTTTACTGATGCGGAAGTAGAGGCATTTAGAAAATAATGGCATATATCGGCAAACAACCACTTGTAGGAAATTATACAGTACTAGACGCACTTACAGCTACGACTACTGATACCTATGCACTAACAAAAAATAGTGTTGCAGTATTTCCACAAACTCCAGCGAACTGCATTGTATCGTTAAACGGAGTTATTCAAGCACCTTATGATTCT